TGTAACAGCAAGGAGTAGAGCAAGCAGGCTAATAGAAACCGCAGCAAGAGCCTTGACATGGGCTTCCCTCTCTGACCGGCTTGCGCCATCCGGCGGCTTCCTGAAACTCATTGCTGTACCTTGTCGATTAAGTAGTAGCCAACCGCAATCAGGGCGACTGCCACGAAAGCAATTGCTGCCCCGTACTTGGCGTTGAGCATGAATTCCTGCTGCCGAAGGCGATGCTCACGCTCCTTCTTCTCGCGCTCCTTCTTCAGCCGGATGCGCTCCATGATCATCTCGTTGTAGACGTTCTCACCGTAGTGAGCGACGATCAGAATCTTTAGTTCGTACTCCTGCTTGATCAGTGCCTGCTTGTGCATCGTGATCTGCAAGGCTTCGTTCTCAATGCTGTCGTCATGCAGCAGCCGTTTGAAGACCGAAGGCTTCTTGTTGGCCTTCTCGTTGGCGAGGCGATTGAAATCACCAAACGCCCCGTACCATTTGCCGATCTGACCGGCAACGTCCTGAATCTCGCGCCCAGTGGCAACAAGTTTCTTGACTGCACCGAAGGCGGCATTCGCTGCTGAGACTGCCGCAAGAATGCCGGTTATCGGTTCCATCACTTATCTGCTTTGTGATCTAGCTTGGCAAAGATTTGCCTACAGATGTCCTTCAGTTCGTCTATGTCGCGGTGGTAAGTGTCCTTCGTGACGTAGATGTGCGGCATCTCACGCAAGTCTTTATCAATCCGATTGATTGTGCGCGTGATGTTGTTAAGCACCCATCCACCAAGGAATGCGGCCACACCAAAAATAGAATTGATGAAAACTTGCGATTCCATGATGGTTATGCGCCCACGAATTCAACCCAAGAAGTTGTGGCTTCATCCCATGCATATCGCTTGCCATCGGCGGGATAGGGCACGGGCGCATTCCACAAACAAGTGGCTTCATCCAAAACCCAAGACGCAAAAGGCTGCGGAGCGATAAACGCATCACGCTGACGATCATACGAATAGCCCATGCCTGCGTAGTTCTTCCGCAAAGCCTTTGACTGATCCGCAGACGGTTCGCCGGTTTCGGGGTTGTAGTGAACACCGCCACGGGTGTTATAAGAGGTTTGCAGCCACTCGCCGGGGCTTGAGTCCACGAAGGTTTGGAAAAACTCAGGCTCTGCCACGATGATTTGAGTGACCTTGCCGTCAACAACTTTTGCGAAATGTCCCATTTGTCTGCTCCTGTTATGCAGTGAATGTGCCGGAAGAAGTGAAGGTGTGATAGGTGTAACCACCTGTAGTGGTAACGGTGCCGCCTGTGCCGCGTTGAGTCCCGAGATAACGAACAATCACAATTCCAGAACCGCCATTGGTTCCATTCCAATAGTTGTCACCAGATTCCTGATAGCCACTACCACCACCTCCTCCTCCTGTATTGGCAGTTCCGGCAGTCGCCGTCCCGTTTGTGCCATTGCCGCCGGTGCCTCCCCCGCCTGCTCCACCGGAAGATAAATTAGCTGCTCCGGGATTTCTACCACCGCCGCCACCGCCACCGGCATAAAAAGTCCCAAGAGATTGCCAGTTCAACCCTGCACCACCATTGCCGCCGCGAGCATTTCCATTTGATCCTGTTTGCCCTGCCGCACCCGCGCCGCCACCGCCACCGCCAGCATCGGATATATCCTCGCCGCCACAAGCTCCACCAGCATTTCCTTGCCCTGCTGTTCCAGAACCCCCAGAACTACTACCTCGATTTCCAGCGCCGCCACCAGAACCACCACTTGATCCCGGATTATTCCATTTACCTCCCCCGCCGCCGCCTGTAGCCGTTTGAGAGAAGCCGGTTGAATTAGAGCCATTAGTACCGTTTGCACCACCGTTACTTGTGTTCGTTGATCCGGCGCCGCCAGCACCCACAGTGATTGAATAGGCAGTCCCTGAAGAAACATTACTAATTGAACCGACAATATATCCACCAGCCCCGCCACCGCCAGCAGAAGAACCGCCACCGCCAGCAACCACAAGATAATCAAGAGAATAGTTGAGAGTAGCTAGCGTTAACCAAGCTCCGAGGATGTAAACCTCCATTACATTTGTGGAAGTGTTATAGCGAGTATCCCCATTAGAAGGCAACGCAGGTCGTTGTGCTGTAGTACCAACAGCAAGACCAGATGCTCCAGTCACATTCTGACGAACTATGTTGTTCGTGGCAGTCAACTCAAGAATGCCGCTAGTGTCAGCAGTGCTTGTGATACCTGAAATGCCGGAAACAGCGCCGTCGTCTGCTTTGATGATTGATGGCATCTTGTTGTCCTTTTAGGCCGTGAAGGTTCCGCTAGAGGTGAAGGTGTGAACCCAGTAGGTAGTGCCACCGGAGGTGTAGGAAGTTACTGTGCCGCCTGTGCCTATTTGAGTAGGACTGGCGTAAGAAATGATGACAACCCCCGAGCCGCCCGCGCCGGAAATATAAGTCAAGCCGGGCGCGGGATAACCGGCCGCACCGCCGCCGCTGCCAGTATTGACGGTTGCTGATGTGCCATTGGTAACAGTACCGGAGCCTCCTCTACCACCTCCACCTGTACCACCCGATCCAAATGAGCTTGCACCCGCAGGACTTGATACATGACCACCGCCACCGCCGCCACCGGCATAAGTTACAGAAGAGCCAGTAATACTTGAGGACGTTCCATTGCCGCCATTACCCGGCACGCCACCAGTTGAGGCATTTGCACCAACACTGCCTGCGCCACCACCGCCGCCCCCAACAAGCCATTCGCCTTGGACCATGTAACCACTGCCTCCAGTGTTTCCTTGGCCCGAAGTCCCTGCGCCACCGGGATAAAAACCAGTACCCTCAGTTCCTGCACCACCGCCGCCTGAACCACCGGCAGTACCATTATTTTGTGATGGATTAGATGAACCCGAATATGCGCCACCGGCGCCACCACCTATTGCAGTATTTGAGTTAAAGGAAGAATTTGACCCGTTGTTGCCTTTTGATCCAGTTGGAACATTTGTAACAGTGACAGCGGCGCCCCCGGCACCGACTACAATAGGATATGCAGTAAGCGGATTTACCGTAGAAGTATTAGCAAGTAATCCTCCCGCGCCACCACCGCCGCCACAAACTGCCCCGCCTGATGCGCCACCCGCAATAATTAGGTATGAAACTTGGTATGTGGGTGTTGCGTTAAATGCAACCCACGCATTACTCAAAGGACTCCACCACTCAGGTTGTCCCGTTGTGCTGTTTTGACGAATCATGCCCGCAGTCGGGCTTGCCGGTCGTTGCGCTGTAGTCCCAACCGGAATGCCCAATGCACCAGTTGCGTTTACCTGAGCGAAACCCGAATCCGGGGTCAGCACAAGATTCCCGGTCGTATCGCCGGTTGTGACCAGTGCAGTGGTGGTCGTAGTGCCTGCGCGGATTTCACTCATGCTGTGAATGTCCCCGATGAATTAAATCTGTGAACCCAGTAGGTTGTGCCGCCACTGGTGTACGAAGTAACGGTGCCGCCGGTTCCGCGTTGCGTAGGGCTTGCATAAGAAATGATGCAAACACCCGAACCGCCATTGCCGCCCGTGCCGGATGTTGTGCCGCCACCACCTCCGGCACCGCCGCCAGTATTTGCGCCGCCATTTCCACCTAGCGCATTGGTTGATGCAGTGGTTCCATTACCACCGGAATTCAATCCTGAACCGCCAGTGCCGTTATTATTATTTCCACCACCGCCGCCACCGCCGCCGTTGCCACCATTTCCAGCTTTAGAACCATCAAAGTGACCACCGCCGCCGCCACCGCCCGCAAAAAAGACTGATGTGCCTGTTATGGAATATGCAAGCCCGACTCCCCCATTCGGATAAACACCATTTGGAAAAGATAGGTTATCGGCACTAGTTCCAACCGCGCCCGCGCCACCACCACCGCCACCGTCAACTTTTACGCCACCAATATGATAACCATTGCCACCGGCATTTCCTTGTCCAACCGTACCGGCACCACCGCCACCACCGGGTCCGGTGCCGCCGCTATTACCAGTTGCACCACCTCCTGAGCCACCACCACCACCCGGAGCAGTATTGTTGCCTGATGTAGCGTATCCACCGCCAATTGAAGTTAACGAAAACGCAGTAAGTGTTGAATTTGACCCCGAATTTGATGCTCCCGAACCGCTAATGCCTGCGCCGCCACCACCAATAACGATTGAATATGAAGTTCCGGGGGTAAATGACAACGCACTTCCATTAGGGGTTTTTGGGGTTTCGCTGCCGTAATATAAAAGTCCTCCGGCACCACCGCCACCGGCTCCAGTTCCACCACCGCCGCCCGCGCCGCCACCAATTAAAAGCACCGCTGCGGAGTATGAAGGAAGGGTGCTAAATATCACCCATTGATTGCCCAAAGAATCCCACCATTCCGGCAATCCGGTGGTTGAGTTTTGACGAATCATCCCCGCAGTCGGGCTTGCAGGGCGTTGAGCAGTCGTGCCAACAGGAATAGTCACGGCACCAGTGCTATCAACACTCGCACCGGCTGAAGTGCCGCTGATGGAGTTGTTGCCTGAGCCGCCGTTTATGGTGATTGCCATGTCTTACCTCAGATCACAACCCATCGTTGACCACTTGGCACAGTAACCGACACACCCGTTGCCACGGTTACAGGGCCGACACTAAAACCATTTTTGCCTGCGGTCAGCGTGTAGTTGCTGCTGATCGTGATGTTGTTTTCCAAGATAGGCCCACCGCTGCCACCGCTTCCGGCAGGACCGGTCGGGCCAATTGCACCTGTTGGGCCTGTTGGTCCCGGAACGGTTGAGGCATCTCCTGTCGGTCCGGTGGGTCCGGTATTGCCCGGAACACCCTGAATGCCCTGCACGCCTTGAGGGCCGGTCGGTCCCGCGTCGCCCTGAATGCCCTGTGCGCCCGTAGGCCCAGTGGGTCCGATAGCGCCCGTGGGTCCGGTGGGGCCGGTTGGCCCTGCGATGCCTTGGATGCCTTGTGCGCCCGTGGGTCCGGTAGGTCCGGTGTCGCCTTGGATGCCCTGATTGCCCTGCGGTCCTTGCGGTCCCGTTGGGCCGGTGTCACCTTGGATTCCTTGCGCCCCGGTAGGCCCGGTCGGGCCGACAGCACCCTGCGCCCCAGTAGGCCCAGTGTTCCCTTGTGGACCCTGATCGCCTTGGATGCCTTGCGGGCCTTGGGGGCCGGTTGGGCCGTGATCGCCCTGAATCCCTTGTGCGCCAGTCGGGCCGGTAGGACCAGTCGGGCCGGGAACGGTAGAAGCATCACCCGTAGGTCCGGTCGGGCCGGTGTTTCCTTGTGCTCCCGTTGGGCCGGTTGCGCCCGTATCGCCGGGAGTGCCTTGGATGCCTTGTGGGCCTTGCGGACCAGTGGGACCAACAAATCCCTGTGGACCCGTAGGACCGGCAGCGCCAGTCGGACCATTCTGCGTGTAGGTGACTTGGGTGGCCGTGAAGATAACGCCGGGAATCTGCGGTGAAACCGGAGTTGTTCCCGGCGGGACGGTCTGAATTGATGTGGTCGTATTTGTCGTTGACCAAATCATTTCGATGTAGTCTGCCGTTGCCAACTTCAGCACGAAGTTGACAGTCATCAGACCATACCCGTCCACGTTGCCGTGACGCTGCTGAATACTCAGACGAGTATCGGAATCGGGAATGTCGCCCGAGCTTCCCGCGTTGTTCTTCCGCAGCCACACGTTCACATCGTGAATTTGCGTGTCGGTGTTGACGAACTGAATTGAGAACGTCAAGCTGTAGGTTCCCGCCTGCGAGAACGTGACGCGGCTGTTTGAGACAACGCTAATCCCGTTCGAATCAGGATCGGTGTTGTTGAGTGTGATTGAGTAAGCCGTATCGGGAGCCGCCGCGACTTGATCCTGCGTAGACCAAAACGATCCCCAATACGCGACAGTACCGCCCGCGCCGGGGTTGCCCTGCGGGCCAGTCGGGCCTGTCGAGCCTTGAGGGCCGGTAGGCCCAACAAAGCCCTGATCGCCCTGTACACCTTGAGGGCCGGTCGGGCCGTGGTCGCCTTGGATACCTTGCGGGCCTGTTGGACCAGTGGGTCCGGGAACGGTTGAGGCATCCCCTGTAGGACCAGTCGGGCCTACGTTGCCTTGAGAACCTGTAGGTCCAATCGGGCCGGTCGGTCCGGGTACGCCTTGGTCACCCTGAATACCTTGTACGCCCTGCGGTCCCGTAGGTCCAGTGTCCCCTTGAGCTCCAGTTGGGCCGGTTGCGCCTACGTTTCCCTGCGCTCCGGTCGGGCCTGTAACGCCCTGTGGTCCTGTTGGGCCGTGGTCACCTTGAATGCCTTGGTTTCCCTGCGGGCCGGTCGGGCCGATATTGCCTTGAGCACCCTGTGTACCCGTCGGTCCAGTAGGTCCAATATCTCCGGTTGGGCCAATCGCGCCGGTCGGGCCTGCCACACCTTGTGGTCCGGTCGGGCCTTGCGGTCCGGTAGGCCCATGATCGCCTTGAATGCCTTGGATGCCCTGAACGCCCTGCGGACCGGTCGGGCCAATTGTTCCTTGCCCGCCTTGTGCACCGGTTGGGCCTGTCGCGCCGGTTGGCCCCATATCGCCGGTTGGGCCTGTCGCGCCTGCGCTGCCCGTCGGACCGGTTGGACCTGCATCGCCAGTCGGGCCTATCGCGCCGGTATTGCCCGTAGCGCCCGTGGGACCAGTAGGCCCACCCGCAGGACCGGGAGCGCCCGTGGCACCCGTGGGTCCGGCAGTACCTGAAGGCCCAGTGGGTCCGGCAGTACCCGAAGGCCCGGTCGGTCCTGTAGCCCCGGAAACGCTGCGGTCAAGCCTGACGCTTACATCAGGCGTGGGAGTGACCTGAAGATTGACGTTATTACCGTCTTGGACGACAACCTTGATGTTGCTCATACCACCACCACCCCGTCGGAGCGAACAAGGAACAGCAGGAAGATGATTGCGTCATCCTGCGGCGTGCTGCCACTAGCGGGGAAGGAAACCTTGATGCGCCCTGAGAAACCCACGCAATCCTGAGCGTTGATTTCTAGCTGAGGATCGCTGTTGATCAGCGACCAAGTGGAATCGTCAATGACAAGCGTGAACGTGCCTGCCGCGTCATTGCGGTTGCTTATCGTGAGGTTGACCGGCGTGGGGGTCGGCGTGTAATCCGCAATGTCGAATGTCAGACCGTTGCGGGTGTCTACGATGTTGCTGACTTGTCGCCGGACGATCTGAGCGTCAAGCGTTGCGCCGGTCAGAGGAATCGGCAGGCCGGTAGCGCAATTGGTGAACGAAAGATTCCAATAGGTCTTTTGGTTCCAAACCAGTTCACCGGCAAGAATTGGATTGTCGAACCCGCTGACTTGGGCAAGCGTATTCTTGTTGAAGATCGCTATGGCTTTACCCTGCCTTTCTTGCAAAGCACAGGAAGCCCTGATTGCTTGACATCCTGTTTCCCCTAACCGGGTAGTGACGCTCCCCACACTCTTGCGGGGCTACGGATGGTGTCTTATCTTGCTAAATTCTATTTAAGTTTTGCCTCCAAGTCAGCAACTTTTTGCGATAGCTCTTGCACCGCTTTGATCAGCGGAGCGATGAATTCGCTGTAGCGTAAACCCTGAATGCTGTCAGGATCGTCTTTGTCTGCCAACACCCACCCGGCAAAGCTATCCACGCCAAGCTGATCTAAGGTCGCCTTGACTTGTTGGGCACTCAAGCCGTGGAAAGTACGCACGCCCTCGCGAGCCGGTTGAATTTCCCGTTCGCCTGTCAGGTTGCCTTCATCGTCGAAGACGTTTTCCTTGACCGCAGCCTGCGCCGCCTTCCACTTGTATTGAATGGTTTGCAGCTTGTTGATGAAGTTAAGCCCGAGAGGGTTGTCACCAAGGATGTTCTTTTCCCGTTCGTCCGAGGTGTTGACCGACCCGCTTACGGCATACACATCCACAAATCGGAAAAATGCCGACCCCAAGGTCATTGAATTGTCCACTTCGGGACGAAGAAAAGAGTCGTCTATCCGAGCGCGGGATGTCCCTTTTGTTCCAAACAAAACAGCCTTTGGACTTGCGGACCCCGATGCTCCCGAAATTAGGTAAAGCGCATCGTTGCCATCTGTATAGACATAAGCACCAAGTCCACCGACCGAATTTCTCCACCTAAGTTCATTGGATTGCGGAAGTTGAACGCCGCTAGACAGGGTGCTGCCATTGACGGTTAGATCGCCCGTAATGACTGCTTTGCCAACTGCCTTTAGCGCAAGAGAAGTAATTTCTCCCGATTCTTCAAACTGCCCACCAACCGTGTTTTGACCATATGCGATTCCGCGCACGCCGATAGCTGCGCGTGTAGTGCCGGGGGCAAAGCCGATGCCCTCAACGCCGTACCAAAATCCTTGTGAAGAAATCGCGGGGGTAGTGGTCGAATTAGACGAAACGCCAATTGCGTATCCGGCCCCCGTGCCTTCAACCGTCAGACTGTTCGCGCCTGAAGTTGTGGAAGGCTTGATGATGACCGTGGCAGTTGAAGAACCGTCAACGGTGGAACCATTAAACAATGCCGACTTGCCGACAAAGTTACCCGTAATGTTTAGTGTTGATCCATCCCACAACAGAGATTGCGTGGTCGAGCCGATGCTGAACTTATACGCACCACCGCTATAGCCAAGGAAGAAACCCGTTCCGGTGTTGTAGTCGGTCTGACCGCCCTGAATCTTTCCAAGCGTGTTGATGGTCAAAGTGTTTTGAACCGTCAGCGCACCCGTGTTGACTGTAATGGCCGACAGCGTGCCGACCTTCAGGCTTGAGATGTAAGGCGTCGTCCACACCGTGTTGCCGGTGGTCGGGTCATAGATGCCATCGCTTTGATACAGCGAGTCAGTGCTAGACGGATTAGGGTCAGACGCGCCCCAAGTAGCCGAGAAGCCCCAAGTGGACAAAGACTGTGCGCTTGAGGGGAATGATGCTGAACCCGATGTGGTGATGTTGCCCGACACCGGAGCCGGGTTGTTAGGCACCCGCGCAAAACAGATGCGGGAGGATGCGCCATTTGTGCCTGACCCAGTTGGCCCTGTAGTGCCAGTTGGCCCAGTCACCCCCGCGTAGCCTGCCGACAGAATGCTTGCCGTCGACCAATTGATCGTGCTTGTCGCGTCGGCATCGGTGGCAATCAAATTGGCGGTCGCCGCCCAAAGAGTGAAGCCCGCGCTTGGCGATACCGTGATGGTGGTTGACCATCCGGCGGGAACAGGACTGATGTCGCCTGTTGCCCATGTATAGGTTGAGGTGCCTGTTGGTCCTGCGGGAATGGTGATCGCCCATTGATAGACAACGGCACGCCCGGTTTTGTTTCCTGTACCGCCGGTTGCGCCTGAACTTCCCGTAGGGCCGGTGGGGCCGACCGCAGAAGTTGGCGACCAAACAAAAGCAGCAGACGTTGTAGAAAGCTGCGAGATGGAAACTTCGTTTTCTACCGAGAAGGCGAAGTAGTAAGTTGCCGGAGCAAGATTGACGTTCGGGAACTTAAGTGACAGGCCCGGCGTAAATGCCGCCGCGTTGGACGCCGATTCTGTATTCCAAACCTTCCAATCGCTAGGCGTCGGAGATGCTGACGTTGTGTAGTAAAGAGTGACCCTTGTGACCCGAACGGTCGAAGGAAGTTGACAGACAACACTGAAGGTCGGCGGCTGCACGCTAGGTGCTTGGTCTGTAAATGTCGGAGCAGATAGCGTTGGGAAGTAATAGCCCGACTGAAGATCGCTGTTGGGCGCAGGCGTAAATGCCGTGATCGGCATATCGTCATAGACCTGAGCGTTGTACTCGCTTAGTTCAAAACGCGCACCAAGGTTGCCGTCCGGCAGACTTGCCTCATTGACCTTAATGACGCGGAACAGCTTATTCGTCCAACCATAGGCAGAGTTGGTCACGCTCACCACATCACCCGCATTGACTTGAATGCCGGGGTATGCCGTGTTGAAGGAAACGATCAAGTCTTCGCGGGCCTGCTCCAACATTCGATTGCCAAGGTACTGCGCCTGAACAGAGTCATTGACCATGCTCAGGGTCGCGGTGTACTTGTTCACTGGCTCATTCGGATAAAGCAGCGAAGGATTGAGCACCGCTAGATTAAGGAAGACATAGCCGGGTTTGTCTTTGTTGTCTTTCCAAGGAAACGACAACTCAACCTGATTGATGCTTGATGTGATGTCGGTGGCCGATACCCGAATGTCGCCAATGATGTTGGTGTCATCAAACGCAAAGCCCGTGGACTCTGCCTTGTTGATGATGGGTGCCCACTGACCCGACTCAGCTTGATAACCAATCCACGAGTCGCAAGCAATCAGTACGTTTTCGATGTTGTTGAGTACGGTTTCGCCCGTATCAATGACGCCGTTGATTCGATACCGCGCCTGAGTCGCTGACCCGCCGCCCGAAGGCGTGTAGGTGATGGTTTGGTCTGAGTAGGTATCAAGGTCGTCGCAAGCCGTGGTGTTGACGTTTGCCAAAGGCACCGCGCCGCCATAGACCGTGTTGGTTAGATAGTCCTTGAGGACAGAACCCGGCTTTGCAACGCCGGTGCCGTTCAATGCGTGCTTGACCCTAAAGGTCAGAGGCTGCAAGCCGGTCGATCCCGCATCGGTCGAATACTTTAGGTAGACGATTGCAAATGCAAGCCCGTTCATCTGCCGACCCGAGGCAGGCCATCGAAGCGCAACGGGGATGTCTACGCCACCCATTGCCACATTCGGCGCGGTGCCGAGAACGGTTGTAATGGTTCCCGATGCGGTCGAGGTGTACAGGTTGATGTAGAGGTAACCGTTGATCTTTGTATCGACGTTACCCGCGCCGTCAGTCAGAGATGCGACTTGGTTGGTTCCGGGCGCAAAGGTAATGAGCCGATCACCGTAGTAAAACTGAGTAGTGTCGAAAGTGAACTGACCGTTTGGCGAGATGTTGCTGATCGCCAAGACGTAGTACATCGCTTGGTTGTCAGAAGTCAGCACCGCATCAACAAAGGTGCCGCCCATCCATGCTTCACCGTAGACGACAGGGATAGAGTTGTCTGCGCTTGGAGGAATCTGCTGCCTTACGCCGTTGTCCTGCTGACGCGGGGGCTTCGCGCCAAACACCCGAGTCACTGTGTAAGAAACGGCAAAGTTGATCGCAAAGACAGCCGCAGCAAATGCCGTTGCGCCAATCGTGGCTGCACTGACACCGATGGCGGCAAGAATCATGGTTGCGGGCATTTCTATTCCTTGCAGAAGGTGGATTCAATCCGCTTGAACCCGCGACCCTCTAAATCAATTGATGGGCTGTTAGCCATAAGCGACACGCTCATAACCTGCGCCCGACCTTCCTTGATCAGCTTTTCGGCCTTGACCTTATAGGCAACAAACAACTTGCCGCCGATTGTTCCATCTCGGTGCTCGGGGTCAACCCACCACGCCAACTCTTTAACCTCATGCACGCCGGGGCACCAAATGTTTGGCGTGACGATGGCGGCAATCATTCCGCGATATTGACTGTCAACAAAGATGAACCCGCGACCGCAGATCAAACTAAACAGGAAGTGCCTTACATAATAGTTGTCGTGAAACGCAGCTTGCCGAAGTTTGAAGATAGGCGACTCTGATGCGTACTTACGCATCATCTCAACGCAAGCGTCTAGATCAAACTTGGATGCTTCGCGGATCAATTTTGTTGTGTCTCCGGTATTTCTTGCCCGCCACCCGGCTCTGAAATGCTGCCCGTGTTGGGCTTGCCGCCGAAGTCAAAGTAGGTGTTCGAGATGGCATCGACTCGGCTCATGGAGGTATCGCCGGGATAGATCGACTGCCAAATGGTTTTGTTGGTCTTGATGCCTGCAAGGCGGTTTTCTAGCACCCGCCTCATGCTTGAGCAAGTGATGTTGCAAGTCGCCACGCGCTGCCGCATCTGCTCGTTGAAGTCTTCTGTAATGTTGACGTTGTTGATGATGCCTTGCCACCGCTTGAAGAATTGAAGCGTCGGCGTGGTGATGATCTGATTGTCAGAGTCAAGGAAGCCGCGCCAAACCTCTACGGTGCTGCCCTTGATGTCGCTTGAGAGAATCAGAGCAACGTAGTTCGGATCAATGCCGGTCAAAGAGATCGACATATCAAACGAGGTTGCCTTGACATCCCGCTGCACTTCACCGACAGCCAACAGCGCCCCGAGCGAACTAAAGGTGATACCGCTGACCGTCACGGGAGCAGCAGCGTTGCAGAAGGTGTAGACGGTTGGCGATGCGGGATTGCCAACTGACAGCTTGACGAATTCGGCGTGTCGGATGTTTGCGCTATTAAGCGCGGTCATCGTGGTGGTCATGGCGCGACGTTCTCCCGAAACACGAATGGCTCATCCCAATTCACAAATGCGCCGTTTGTCATAGGCGTGAGCGAGTAGGTCGGGCAGACTTCCGCATACACCGGGAAGTAAACAGACGAACCAACTGCCGTGAGCGTTCCTGTGGCGGGTGTGCCAATCACCGGACGATGAAGATTGACGCTGACCGTTGAGGCACTTCCCCGCAGCACATTGGCCGTGACTTTGTAGACATAGCTGCCGAGTTGCAGGAAGTCGCCCGCCTTAAAGACATAGGACGTGGAAGATACGGCAGGAAGATTGCCAACCGTGATCGTCTGAGAGTTGGCAGGCGGGACTGATGCAAGCGTCAAAGCCGCAGCCTGTCCTGCACTTAGGTCGCCCTGATAAGCCGTGAACCAAGAAAGCGTGGTGCCGCTAAACGTGATGTTTGCCGCCGTCTGCCGGTCGAGGTTGTCGATAGTCTGAATAACATCCCGAACCTGTGGGTAGTACAGGTAGTTGTGCGGGACGATGGTGAACACCCAAGGAACGGAAGTAAGGTACTGCGCCGTTCTGATCTGCCCGCCCCGCGTCACTTGCTGACCGATGGTTCGTCGGTTGTTCACAGTCATCGACTGCTGAATGTCAACGATTGTTTGGAATGACATTTACATTCTCCCTGCGCCCAATGGCAGTCGTTTCTGAGCGTACAGGTTAGCCGCCCACACTGCGTTTGAACTGCCCATGATGCGTTCTTCAAACGACTTCACATCAATCGCATTGATGTAGTTGTTGGTCACGGTGGTGCCACCGCCTGCGCTTTGCAGATTGTGGTTAGGGATGATGGTGCCACTCATGCGCGGCACGAACAGTTCAGGCCCACGCTCACCGACAAGGTAGGCAGAGTTGCCCGTTACAGGACCGCCCATCGCCCGCGCAGGGAGATTGAAGCCGAAGACGCTTGACAACAACTTCATGGCCGAAGCCTTCAGTTGAATGGCAATCATGTCAAGGATGATGCTGCGGGCAAACTCTTTGAAGTTGAGCTTGCCGGTACGCACGAAGTCGTCAAGCGCACGGGTCATGTTGCCCATGAGCGAGCCGAACATCATTGCGCCGGTTTCCATGTCCCTCGGGAATTCTTTGAAGAAGTCGCCCGCAGCCTTTTTTAAGCCTTCAAACACGCCGATGTCTTGATTGGCTTTTTCCTCTGCATCTCGAATTTGTTTGATGAGGTTAAGCCTGCGTTCATAGATTTGATTAAGACGCTCTTGCGCCGCTTCTCGGTCTGCGGGAAGCAACTCGGCTTGTCTGAGTTTTTCTTGTTCCTCGGCTTGTTGTGCGGTCAGATTAATGAAAGACCGAAGGTACTGATAGTTGTATTCCTTGATGTCTTTCCTTTGCGACTCAAGATGAAGCAGTCTTTCTTCGGTAGTAATGGCTCGATTTTGTGCCTCGTCGCCCTTGACGATTTGATCAACGTACTTTGCGTAGGCAATTGACGCTTGCTCTCGTGCGACAAATTCTTCGTCTGCACGGCGCATACCATCCACAAAGCGACGACGACGCTCCAACTCTGCGCGTTCTTCTTCTTTCTTGCGCTTTTCTTCTTCCGGGTCAACTCCCTTTTTAATATCCCTGACCTTGCCGCCCGTCTTGCCTTCAGCGGTCATTGCCGGTTCAACGGGTTCGACCCTTCGCACATCGGCCTGCGTTGCTTGCTTTTGCGGCCCACGAAGTTCGTCTAGCAGCTTGATGGCGTCTGCCAGTTCTTTCTTGTATCCCGACTTCCAAAACTGTCCGACATTTGGGTCGGCAATCTTGGCGTTTAATCTTTCAATTTCCTCAAGCGTTGCTTGAATACGCGCAGTCTTGAAATCGTCGGCAAGAGTCGAGAAAAAGCCTTGGACGAGCGTGCCTGACTTGGCGTGTTCGCTCATCTTGTCCAATGCTGAATTGATCTTGCGAAGCGCAGGCTCCAAAAAGTCGATGAAGCTCAAGGTTAGATTGCGACTTGCCTTTTCCAAACTGCCATAAAAGTCAGCAAGCAGTTTGATCGCATTGGCCTGTCGATCCGTGACCGACTCCATGCTTTGCATCTCTTTGGCCATCGTTGCAAGATCGACCCCTTTGGCCGCCTTGCCTAACATTTCCATTGCTTTCGCGGAGCGCGTCAACGGGTCTTCAATGTTGGCGATGCCTTGAATGGTTTGTAAGAAAAGCTGCTCACCCGTCAGACTCTCTAGGTCTTTGAGGGAAATGCCCATCTTGGCAAAGTTGCGTTGCGCCTCAAACGATCCCTCTGCGGCCTTGTCCACATAGTTATTGAACGAGGCAAACATCTTGCCCGCATTATTGAATTCGCCCCCCGCCCTCTCAAGCGAGTTTTGTAGCTTGACGACAGTATCAATCGCTACATCATTTGCCGCCGCAATATCGGCAACTCCATCAGCGAACATGGTTGCTTTGACAGTCATGGCCGCGAATGCGCCTGCTGCCACTGTTGCCATGCCTTTTGCCTTGCCGACAAACTCTTCCATCTTCTTGCCCGATTGAGCAAGACCCTGATTGAATTCGGCGGTGTTCAGCCCGAGCAGTACGCCCAAGCGTGCAATCATGTTAGCCACGTTTGAACCTTTCTTTATTGAAGCCCGGTGCCATCGTCATAAAGGTCAGAAGCTGCTCGTTGGCTTGAGCCTTCTTCTGTTCCTCGGTTAGCGGGGGATAGATGTAATCGTATGCGGGACCAAGCACTTTCTCAAGCGAAAACGGCGGCGCATTTGATGATCTCATGTAGTTGAAGACGCCCGAGACAAGCGACCCCAACAGGTAGATGACGTTGTGATTGCCAAGCATCCCGTCGGCATACATCGTCTGTATATCGCCCATTAAATCGTAGTCAATGGCAGCAATTGAGTCTTGTGTGTGCCCGTTGAAGATCATTGCCGCCTCTACCTGTTTCTTCAACGAGCGTGTCAGTTTCCCCGCGATTCCCGGTAGTTCGGGGAGATGACTTCGGCAATCTTCTCAATTAGGGCAAGCTGCGTGGACATCGGGAATTCCGCTTCGATGTCCTCGTAGGTGATGTCTGCCATCGTGCCCTCTACAGGGACAAGCAGCTTGATGAATTCGGTGATGCGCGTTTGCGTCATCACTTGCGTGCGGACAGTCTGCCGGGTCGATTTGCCCTCAATCAGAATGTCGTCCTCGGTGAATTCAAAGCCGGTCTTTTCGGCGTCGTCCTTAAATTCAAGAATTGGCTTTGACAGCTTTTCAAAGAGTTCTTGAATCTTGGCTTCGTCGGGTTCGTTGATGCGCTTGAAAATGGCATCAGTCTCAGCGACGACCGGAACCCTGACCTTGAAGGTGTGGCCTCCAAGTTCAAACTTGCGAATGCGGAGTTCTTCCCGCTTGGCTTGGTATGACTCACCAAGCGCGGCTGCAATCTTGCTCATCTTTTCGTCCTCGTACGGTATCTTGTGATTTGTTCACCCAATGTCTTGCCCAAGTTGTTGGCAACTTGGCTTGCGTTATTTTCTAACGCGGGTCGTAGGAACGGGTGAGCAGGGTTCCTAGCCGATCCAAATTCTTGCGCCACCGCACGAGCATCGTAGGGGAAGCCCTGCGAGATGGCGAACTTCTTGAACTTCTTTTGGTAAGCCGATGGATTGCTTTCCAAAAGCGATTTGTTTTGTTCCCTGAACTGCGCCCGCAGCTTCTTGGGGAATGCCTTGGTCGTGACCGCCGCAATCACCGCATCGTTAGGATCGACGTACTTTGAGCGTTGATCCCTGCGGTTTGGCCTACGCGCCTCGACCTGAAGATGCTTGGCAAGCGCACCCGTATCGACCGGAGCCGTAGCTTTGGCGTCTGCCAAGACCGGCTGCATCGCTTTACGCATGGCCGGTATTAGCACCCGGCTTCGTGCTTTCTTGTCGCCAATCTCTTCGGCAAGCTCATTAAAAGCGCCGATCACATCAGACAGACCTTCAACTTTGAATGTGAAGCCTGCCATGATGACCTACTGTGGCTTGATGATCTTGTGGAAGATTTGCGTATTGATTGCGATAGCGTACTCGACGACTTCTTCGGGAGTCATCGTGTTGGCATGACGCGCAGCAATCTCGTGCGCCAACGAAATCGCCGTCATCCTTTGTTGTGTGAACCCAAACCAGTCCTTGCGGGACTCGGCTTGGGTCACAAGAAAGGAAAGAAGGTCATTCGTGTTTTGTATTGTCGTGGTCATGTCTTAGGTGTTGTTTGACCAACCGTACTGATTGCCACGCGGGTGGATCGTGAAGACACACTTAGCTTCCGCGCCGGGTTGTGCGTCAATTTGGAACTGACTCACGCGACCGTTGAAAGCATAGGCAACCACGTTCGTGCCGTCATAGGCCGACACCACGAAGGTGCGGTCAATCGTGCCGTTGGCGGCGTCAGCACGCATCAGCAGCAGACCGGCATCCGAGGGGTTCCAAGCTGCGGTGACCGTCAGAGAGGTCGGGGCAGATTGGGTCGGAATCTTGTCAGACTGACGCGAACCGGCAACCGAGAAGTTAGCCATTGCATCATCTTGACCGAAGGCCGGGACAGCCTCAACGTTCAGTTGCAGACCCTCGGTGCCAAGACCACCGGCAGTGGTGCCGACGATGTCTTGCACTTGGGCAGTCCAAGTGGCGAGGTTAGCGGTCGAGAAGGGAGTCGGGGTAGCGCCGGACTGTGCCCACAAAGCAGCACTAAAACCGGGCAACACTTTATTCGGGAGAGCCATTTTCTTTCCTTTCCAAGAAATCAGGGTTATGCGATTGTCTTATGTTGGAATGTCAAGCTGACAATCTAGAAAAATCTGCGCGAGTTTTTCTTCGTTGTCATACGAGTTATATAGCCACATCACATCAACCTTGGACACATAGATGCCGTTTGGTGAACCCCCAAACAAACCGCTGTACCCGTGCAAGGATTGTAGGATTTGATTGGAAATTGTGAAACCGTCTTCTATCTGCTGCGTGAAGATGCTGACCTGAAAGATTGGCCTATCAATCCCTTTGTTGTTTTGGTTCTGACCCGTGTAGACATCCTGATGGATGTTTCGCAGGAACCAAGTCACAAACTTGGGTTGAGTCGCAAAGTTCCGATTAAACGCCGCATAAACGGGGACAGGCGTGACGACAGATTGCAGCGCCGCTTGGATTGCCTTGCCGTAGACGACGGGATTGCTCTGTGCCATGTCAGACCGCCGCCACAGGATCGTTGCGATAGCACATGAAGGTGATGCTCATGCGGTCGTTAGCCTCTCGGCAGTCACTGATGCGCCACTCGTGCCCGCGCCAAGTGATCGAATACAGGTCTTGACGATCCACCATCAGCTTGGTGTTGGGCGTGTAGTTCAGCGTCAACTGCACGATGTCTTGATAAAGACGGTACTTCTCGGAGATGCGAAGACTGTTGGACACGTCTGAGACACGCGCACGGGTATCGAACCACTTGGTTTGAGTGGTCGATTGCTCGCCAAAATCCGACTTGCCGAAAGTCAGATTGTTTACCGCGATGTTCTCAAACCGTGCGATTGCCATTTACATCACCAAAGGCTTGTAAGGCCGCAAGAGAGCAGTCACGCCGAAGGGGATGTCACGAAGCATTCCCTCGGTGCTGTTGCTGCGGTTGTTGTAGAGGTGAGTGAGCAAGAGCAGACCGGCCTGCTTGATGACGGGATACGCCGCCAAGGGGCTAGGCTGCACCGTGTATTCGCAGACCACCGGAGAGGTCATAAACACGTTGAGGTCGCTCGGGAGGTCAGCAAGGATTACCTTGTTGCCCGAGTTGTCGTACATATACTGACTTGCAGTAAGAGGCACGAACACCGAAGGCGTGTCGTCGTTCCAATACCCTACCCGGTCAATCACCACGCCGTTGTTGCCGTTGTAGCAGCCACCCGTGCTCCCTTGGCTTACCTCAGGCAAGTCAAGCGACAGAGGTACGCCGTACAGACTGCTCGCGTTGTAGTACACCCGATAGCTGATCGGCATGATCGGCAGACCGATCAAGTCTTCGATTGCCTGACGGGTCGCAACCTCAAGCATCAACAGGTAGGTGTCTTGAGACTCGTCGTTGAACAGGTTTAGCTGTTGAGTGATTTCCTCAAGCGTGAGCCAAGGCGTCACGTTGTCGCGGTCAATCTGCTCAAACTTCGCGTAGTTAAAAGGGTTGCGGGTCGGCGCAAGCGCCGGTCCCCCATACGTCAGGTAATTGTTGACTGACATGACAACCCCTTAGAGCTTGATCCGCACCCCTGCGAACGGGTCGCGCACAGAGCTGACCACACGCTTTTCAGCATACATGGTCACGAAACCGGGCAGCGTCTGTTCCATCATTTGAATGCTGAATTCGGTGTGGTCGCAGATCGTCAGGAAGCGCGGCCAATTGGCAAGGTAGATCGGGTACGTTGCCGACAGGTAAGGGTTCGGAATCACCGGCCAACCGAAGATGTGCGCCACCGCACCGCCGTCATCGTCACCCGTTTCGAGGAAGATTGGGAGGTTGTTGGTGTCCTTGAGTTCGCGCAGCAGTTCAATGGTCGCCGGAGCGATGTGCCATGCCGTGCCGGGAAGTGACCAATACTGACCGGGCAGCTTGGAAGCCGCAGCGGTGATGTCGTTGTAGGCAATCGCGGTCGTTGCCGTTTGCGTGGCAATCGTGTGGATGCCGTTGGTGATCGCCGTGCCCGAGGTGCCGTAGGCCGATGCTGCACCGTCGAGGTACATATTCAACCCACGCAGACCATCGGTTGCGCCCGTGGTGGTCGTGGTCGAACCGGCTTGGTCGGAGTTGACCGCCATCGACGCGCCCTCAAGTTGGGCAAACTCAAGCATCAGGTCTTCGACAAGCGTGGCGTCGAGGTTGTTCACATCGGACAGGACAGCCGAGCGAATCGGCAGGCGCGCAGCAACGACGCGAACGGGAAGCTGCCAAATGGTCGTGTTCGTGTCGGGAGAACCAAGGTTGTTCTGCACCGCATAGCCCCAAGGGTTGCCCGCTTGGTTGGTGGCGTTACCCGTCTTGGCAACGAACTGCATATCGGAACCTTCGCAGTCCCGAATGCGTGCGCCTTGTCGGAAGGGGTTTGCGTAGCGCAGAGCAGCGAAGGCGTCGTCAAAGATGACGCGACCACCAATGCCCGAGCCGGAGCCGGTAAGCGCCGAGGCTTCAGAGATGTCCACCTTGACTTGGCGGTTTTCTTGGATGGCAGACTTGATGCCGTTCAACAGCAGTTCAGTTACCGTGCTATGTTGCTTGTCCATTGGCGTAGTCCTTTGCAAAGTGCGCCCGAAATCCCTTTCAAAGAGACTCAATGAATCCCTTTGAAAAGAGGGGAGCCGAAGCCCCCCACTTTATTAAGCGCCCGTAGCGGTCGAGCGATAGCGAACCCCTGCGAAGGGATCGCGCACACTCGTGGCCAAACGCTTCTCACCGAAGAAGGTGATGAAGCCCGGAGCCGTTTGGTCGTAGCGACGCATGACCATGTTCAGACGGTCGATGATCGTGTGGAACCGGCTGAAGTCTGCGAAGTACAGGGGGTACTTGGCGACCGTGCCTGCGGAAGCACCGGCGGCGGTGGGGGTGTCAACATAGGTGTTGACCACCACATCGAAGCCGAGCAGCTTGCCCACGATACCGTCTTCAGCGGCGGGGTGCATACGCTCAAAGATCGGCGTGCCTTGGTTGTCCTTCAGGCCGCGAATTGCCGAGAGCATGACCGGGTTGATCATCCACTTGGCATTCGGCGTCCAGTAGGCTTGCGGCAGCGCATAAACCATGTTCACGAGGTCTTGGAATTGCACGTTGTTCGCGCTTGCAAAACCGTTCGTGGTCAATTGGTCATACGTTGCGAGCGAGTGCAGGCCGGAGGTCGAGGAAGTGCCCGACGAACCGAATGCAGCCGTGGAGGTGGTGCCGCCCGTGTAGGTGGCATTTGCACCGCCGTACTGATCCAAACCGCGCAGACCATCAGCGCCGCCGGTGGTCACCGAAGTGCCCGTGCCGGTCTGATCGTCGTTGATGATCATGGACAGGGCTTCGGCTTGCGCGAATTCGGCCAAACAGTCATCAACAACATTGGCTTCCAAACCATCGATGTCGTCCAAAGCCGCAGTGCGGATCGGGAACTGCACATTGATGTCCTTCAGCACCAGTTGCCAAATCGAGGTGTTTTCAGTCGTTGCTGCGCCGTTATTTTGCACGGCATAGCCCCACTGAGCGCCTGCATTGCCGGTCTTGACCCGGAACTGATAGGACGAACCCTCGGTAGCCACGGTACGCGACAGGCCGCGCATCGGGTTATACATACGCAGAGACACAAACACGGGATCGTATGCGGTACGACCACCCTTGCCGTCGCCGCCTGCGGTCAGTTGCGAGGCTTCGTTCATGTACGCGTAATACTGAGACTCGTCGGCAAACATCTTGAGTTCCTTCTCGAAACTCTTGCCGCCGTTGGCGTAATCGCGCAGTTGCTCACGCACGCTGCGATTCACATCCTGACGCACAGACTTGGCGATAGGACGAATCAGAGCAGGGGCGTTCAGGCTTGCAACCTTGGCTTCCAAGGTGGCGACCTTCTCAGTCAGTTCAGCCTTGGCAGCTTCGACCGACTCGTTAGCCTTGGCTGCGATTTCTTCAGCTTTGGCAAGGGTAGACGCTTCGATTGCGTCCAACTTTTCGATGATTTCCTTAGACATGATCAGCCTTTCAGACGATTGGAAAGATGCTTGAGAATTTCCCGCTGCTCTAGGGCTGCGAGAAGTTCGGCTTCGGTCGCTTCCGCATCAGGCTCACCCTGAGTCGGCGCAATTTCAAGAACGGTCGTCACAACCTCACGCTGCTCCAACACTTTCTTGAAGGTAGATGCGGCAGCGACCGCAT